AGAAATAACTAACAAAGAGTTAGCAGCTCTTACAGGATTACATGTTAAGACAATACGGGAAGTACGTAAAGGATTAACAATGACAAGGTATAGTACATTAAGAAAAATATATAAAGTATTAAAGGAGATTAAAAACAATGATTAAACGAGTAATAAAAATTGAAACAACAAAAGAAATGGTAGCAAATGATATTAATGAATTAATTACAGGTAGCGATATAGATCAAACACCACTAGAGGATAATGAATGTGTTATTGATATCAGAACTATAGAAGACTATAGACGTTTAATTGTATTAGCGTTAATAGGAGAAAAATAATGAAGTGGAATAAATTAGAGGTAAAGCCGTTACCTATAGAGGAACAAACAGAACACAGTTATAAAACTATGTGGGTTGGCCCTGTGCCTGAAATTGATGAAGAAGTGTTAGTAACTGTTCCATCATGCAGAGGAGGGTTTGTTGATACATATACTGACACATGGATTGACTATAACGGGCAAGTAGGGTTTGAATATACTGATGATAATATTATTTACTGGATGAAAATGCCAAAATATAATGGCGAATTAGAAGACCTACAGAAAGAAAAATAATAGTTAAGATAGGAGAGAAATAATGGATCTTAAAAGTTTAGGTTATGAAGTTAGAGAAAGCCGAATAGAAGGAATATTAAGAGAAATAAAAGAAGAGATAGCAAAAAAAGATATAAGATTTATAAAATTATCAGATATTCACGGAAGAGACATTTATATCAATACTAATGAGATTATATCAATTCAAGAAGATTCTGAAGATATAGATAAAGGAACAATAACAAATATTACCGCAAGATGGGGGATGTTGTTAGTATTAGCAGCACCTGAAGAAGTATTAGATGCTATTAAAAAAGCAGCTGTATAGAAAATAATAGAGTAGAAAAAGGAGAAAATAGATGAAGAAGATAATATTTACAATAACAACATTACTAATGATTTTAGTATTTGGAGGGTATGCATCAGCTAATGAAATTAAGGTAGAAAATCCTGATGTAAAAGTAACAACAAGAGGGGATAGATTTAGTCCTGTAAATGTTGAATATAAAACGAAGTTTAGCGACGATTTAAAAATTAATAGTGGGGATAAGGTAATATTCAACCTACCACAAGAATTAAATTTACAGACTAGTTATAATTTCGATGTAAAAGGAACAGAAGGAAATGTAGTTGGTAAAGCAACAGCGAGTGTTGAGAATAACAACGTAACAACAGTGTTTAACGATTATTTTGCAAATAAACCATTAAATAAGAGTATGCAGCTTTCTTTAATGACAGTTTGGAATAAAGAGAAAGTTACAGGAACTGAAACAACAACATACGATTTAAATTTTAACGGAACTATTGTAACAACAAAAGTAGACAAAGACGGAGTACCTGATCCACAAGAAATAGTGACTAAGTGGGGAACTCAAAACGGAGATACTATTAATTGGGCTGGAAGAGTTAATTATAAAAAAGCTAACCTAACAAACGTTACAATTACTGATAAATGGGATTCTAATCAGGAATATGTTCCAGGTAGTTTAAAAGCTAGAATTTTATCAAGTATAGATCCATGGACAAAAATCGGAGAAGTAGCAAAAGAGAACATTGAATTTAATTCAAATGGATTCACAATTAAATTACCTGCATTAAATGAGATTGTGTCTTTAGAATACTCAACAAAAGTTAAAGACTTAACTAAAAACCCAACTAATAACTTACGTGTTCAAGCAGACAACAATGTAGACTGGGATAAAGATGTTGAAGTACAAATCGCTAAAGGAACAGGAAATGTTGAGGGAGAAAATAAACCAGTATTTGAGATTCCAAATGAAGCACCTAAATACGAGAAGCCAGAACTTAACATTGATGATATACCACTAATGCCACCTGCACCAGTTGTAGAAAAACCATATCTTGATATTACTGATATTCCTATGATGCCACCAGCTCCAATTTTAGAATTACCAGAGCTAGAAATTCCAGAGCAACCTAAAGAAACTGAAAAACCAAAAGAGAAAGAAGTAGTTAAAGTTGTTAAGGAATTTAAAAAGGAAAACAAACAAGCTAAAGTTAAAAAATTAGCAAACACAGGATTAAAAAATGATGATTTAACATTATTAGTAATATTAATGATGGCAGCAGCATTAGTAATTAAACGTGAGAAATTAAGTTAAAAAATGTAAAAGAGGTGTTGTGCTAATGAAATATAAAGTAATAGATTATGTTTCTAATGTAGAGGAAGTAGAATTCGGAACATGTGAATTGTGTTTTCACACAGGATATGCAGAACAAGGATACTTGGTTATTGAAGATGAATTAGGTAAAAAAGAAGACATACCATTATGTGAATGGGATTGGGGAGATTGTTATGAGATTTACATAGACAATGTAGTAGATTTTTCTCATTGGTTATCACAAAAAAACGAGCCACCACTAGAAGAAATAGATAACCTTTTTTCATGGTTATCAAATTTAGTAAGTGATTACCATGAGGAAAAAAGAAAAAATAAATTAAAACATTACAAATTAAAAATTATATTTACAAATAGAGAAACGCTTGATGAATTGGTAGATGAAGAAACAATAAGAGACTTAATGGAACTTTACGAGTATACAAAAGATAAAGAATTCTTATTTGTAAGTTTTAAAATTAAAGGTATTGAAATCAATGTTAAGGATATAGATAAACTTTATTGTACAGAATGTTAAAAAGAAAGGTTGGAGAGAATGGATAGAGTATATACAGTGGATGATGCAAAATTCTTTTTAGAGAATTATAAGAATATACAAATGGAATGTAATGATTTTCTTTTAAATGCTTATCAACCAGGAGATAAAAATGAAGTTAGCGCACAAAAAACTGGAAGGGAAAACGAAAGAAATATAATAAAAAAATTAGATAACAAGGTATATCAAGAGAATAAAAGAATAATTAAGTGTATAGATAAGTTCTTAAAATCACTTAGTCCTGAAAGTTATAGAATAATATACGCCAAGTATTTCACGAGAATGAGAAACTACGATATTGCTAACAAATATCATATGGATATTTCTACAGTTAAAAGGAAAGTAAGAAAGTCTGTTGAAGGATTGGTAAAACTTTTAAATAATTTTTAAAAAGTTGAGCCCAATGAGCCATTTTTATGTGATAAAATGGTAGTGTGAGAAGTTTAACGGAGGAGTTAAGGTACGGTTGATATTTTTCTCTTTTAAAATTTTTAGTTAATACGAATTTCTTTTAATTGCTGGTTATAAAAAGAAATTAATGTGGAACACGCAAAAAGTGTTATTGAATTCCTCCGTTAAAACTTACTTAATAAACAAATTAAAAGCACTTTGATCGGTGCTTTTTTATTTTGTATAAATATTAAAATACCCCCCTCCTCATAAAATTTAAAGGGGACTTATAAAATAGGGGGTAGGCAAGGAGAATAATGTGAGGCTTGACAAGACCGGTACCCACCGTACCGCATTCGATAAAAACAAACAGAGGCTGCTAAAGACTCAAAACTGTTGTGGAATCTGTGGTAAACCTGTAGATAAATCTATTAAATACCCCGACCCTTTAAGTCCTGTTATTGACCATATAATCCCCGTTGCTAAGGGCGGTCATCCATCAGATATAGATAACTTACAGTTAGCACACTTCTATTGCAACAGACAGAAGTCAGATAAGTTGTTTAGTAAAGAAAAAGAAGTTAAAGAAGATGTAATAGGTAACAGAAATTTACCAAAACTGTTAGATTGGATGAATTACAAGGAAAAATAACAAAAAATGCTTGAAAAATAGCAAAAAAACGTAAAAAAAGCAAAAAAACAGCAAAAATAAGAAAAAAATGAACAAAAAGCCTAATTTATCAAGGTTTTTAAAAAAATTAAAAACGAAAACATTGATTTAAAAGGTTTTATGGGGGGTTAGACCCTCCCTACGGTTTCGGCTGACCTTCACGCCGTCACTGTACATTTTTTCTCGTGCGAAAATAACGATTAAAAGAAAGGAGTGATTTTATTGGAATATAAAGGAATAAATTACCTACGTAAAAAGCTTGCGTTGACTGATTGTAGAGTAGATTTAAGATATAGACAGTATGCAATGAAATTTAATGATGAACAATTTGGAATAACCATACCACCTCAACTGAGAAATCAATATAGGTCGGTTTTGGGTTGGTGTACAAAGGCTGTTGATAGCCTTGCTGATAGATTGGTATTCCGTGAGTTTGAAAATGATGATTTTAAAGTTAATGACATATTCAAACAAAATAATCCGGATATATTTTTCGACAGTGTTATCCTATCCTCGCTTATAGCTTCTTGTAGCTTTGTGTATATTTCAAAAGTTGGGGAGGATACTCCTCGATTACAAGTAATTGAAGCTAGTAATGCTACAGGAATATTAGATCCTATAACAGGACTATTAACTGAAGGATACGCAATTCTAAAAAAAGATGAAAATGGTAAGGCACTGTTAGAAGCTTACTTCACAGATAAAGAAACTGTGATTAATGACAAGAGAACAGATCAATCAACAGTAATAACAAATACTGCTGGTATTCCGTTATTAGTGCCTGTTATTCATGCACCGGATAGTGTAAGACCTTTTGGTAGATCAAGAATAACAAGGTCAGGAATGTATTATCAAAAATTAGCTAAAAGGACGTTAGAAAGGGCGGATATTACAGCAGAGTTTTATTCATTCCCTCAGAAATATGTGTTAGGAATGGATGTTGATGCTGAGCCACTCGAAACATGGAAAGCGACTGTATCTAGTATGCTACAAATCACAGTTAATGAAAATGGAGATAAACCTGCAGTAGGACAATTCACTACTCCGTCAATGTCACCATTTACTGAACAACTAAGAACAGCAGCTGCTTTATTTGCTGGAGAAACAGGACTTACTCTTGATGATTTAGGATTTGTGTCTGATAATCCATCTTCAGTTGAAGCTATTAAAGCTAGTCATGAAAATTTAAGACTTGCTGGAAGAAAAGCACAACGATCTCTAGGAAGTGGACTTTTAAACGTTGCTTACGTTGCTTGTTGCTTAAGAGATGATTTTAAATATAACAGAAGTCGATTTATCGATACTAAACCAAAATGGGAACCTCTATTTGAAGCTGATGCTAATATGCTTACTTTAATCGGTGATGGTGTAATTAAGCTTAATCAAGCATTACCAGGATATATTAATTCTAATGTGATTAGAGATTTAACTGGTATTAAAGGTGATATGAATGCTACTCCGAAAATTGAGGAAGTAGAACAAAAAACTACTAACTCAGAGGATAAGAAAAATAATAGAGTAATTTCTACATATGAGATTACTTCACTTTTAAGTAACTATCAAAAAGGAGTACTTTCTAAAGAGAATGCTATTTTACTTCTTACATCTACGGGAATGAGTAAACAAGAAGCAGAGGTAATGTTAAATAAAACTGAAATCTTGGAGAAAGTAAATGAGTAACGATCTATTAGGACGTATTACTCAAACGTTCGAGAAACGCTTAAAAAATGTAAGTATTAAAGCTACCTCCTATGAGGATGTAAATGATTATGCAGTGGCTTTAGGAGAAATCCTAACCACTGCTTTTAATATTCATATTACTGAAAATCCTGGAGAGATTATTGAACAAATTCTTAATGATAGATTAAAAGAAAATCATAGATTAATAACCGATTTTGGTAAAATGGTTCAAGATATTTTGAATAAACAAGCTAAAATTGGTTTAGAAACACAAATCCCTCAAATAAATCAAAATAGAATAGATGGATTAGTAAGCAGGTTAAAAGAAGATGATTTTGAACAGTCAAAATGGTTGTTAGGTTCTCCTATAGTCAACTTTAGTCAGTCTGTAGTAGATGATATGGTGAGAAAAAATGCTGAATTTCATTATAAATCAGGCATGAGTCCTAAAATCATTAGAAAAGAAACTGGTAAGTGTTGTAAATGGTGTAAAAATTTAGTAGGTACATATAGATATCCTGATGTACCTAAAGATGTATATAGACGACATCAAAACTGCCGTTGTACCGTTGAATATATTCCTAAAAAAGGTGTTAGACAAGATGTTCATACTAAAAAAATAAAATATGAATCAAAAGAAGGTAGTAAAGAATTACCTTATACAAGTATCAAAGCAGAATGGTTGAAAAATTATAAAGAACCTAAAGTTGTAGAAGCTAGGTATTGGGAGAATAATGGGACTAAGTATTTTGTCGATGGAAAAAATGTTGTCTTAGATTACTCAGTAAAAGAAAAAGAAATTGCTGAACTGATAGCAAATAAATTTGGATTAGAAGTACAGTTAAATCCTAAATTTCATAATCCTAAAAATATTTCATGTCCAGATTATTTACTAAATGGAATCGCTTATGATTTAAAAGAAATAACTAGTACAGGGAAAAATAATATAGACACGGCCATAAAAAGTGGGAAAAAACAAGCTAGTAGTTTTGTGTTGGACTATACAAAATCGGGTTTATCCCGAGAAGATATAGATAAAAGATTGAATAGATTATATAAAAATCCACATAGAACCTGGGTTAAAAATATAGTATTAATAAAAGATAATAACATAGAAGATGTTATTAAAAAATAAAAAAAGAGATGTCGACCCCCCTCCAAAAATTGTGGGGGAGGAGGATAAACATCTCTTTTATTTACCTTTATTATAATATAAAAAATAAAAAAAGTCAATAAATTGCCCTACCGTATGGCATTAAACTAGGTGGATTGGAAAGGAGCAACTAAATGGGTAAATTTGGTAGACAAACTCCTACTCAATCGGTGATTTTAGACTATAACGAAAGTCGCTATCAAGAAGCTGTAAATCTATATAAAAGAACTAAGTTAGATGTGTATGATTGGCAGTTAAATCTATTAAAAGCAATCATGGCAACAGATGAAGAAGGATTGTGGACACATCAGAAATTTGGCTATTCGTTACCACGTCGTAACGGGAAGACAGAGATTGTGTATATTCTTGAAATTTGGGCGTTGCATCAAGGTATCAACATTTTACATACAGCGCACCGAATTAGTACCTCTCATTCATCTTTTGAAAAGGTTAAAAAATACCTTGAAAAGATGGGATATGTAGATGGTGAGGATTTTAATTCTATTCGTGCTAAAGGTCAAGAAAGAATTGAGCTATATTCCACTGGTGGAGTGGTGCAATTTAGAACCAGGACTAAAAATGGTGGTCTTGGTGAAGGTTTCGACTTAATGATAATTGATGAAGCACAGGAATATACGATTGAACAAGAATCTGCTTTGAAATATACAGTTACAGATAGTAAAAACCCTATGACAGTAATGTGTGGAACACCTCCTACACCAGTGTCAATAGGGACTGTATTTACTAAATATCGTGAATCTTGCTTATTCGGAAAGAGTAAATACTCTGGATGGGCGGAATGGTCTGTTGAGGCTGAAAAAGAAATAAACGATATTGATGCTTGGTACAATTCTAATCCTTCATTAGGTTATCATTTAACTGAAAGGAAAATTGAAGCTGAGCTTGGTGAAGATAAGCTGGATCACAATGTTCAACGTCTTGGTTTTTGGCCATCGTTCTCTCAAAAATCTGTAATTAGTGAGAGGGAGTGGGACGGATTGCAAATAAATGGAAAACTTAATTTTAAAGGCAAGTTATTCGTTGGTATTAAATACGGAAATGATGGAACTAATGTAAGCATGAGCATTGCAGTTAGGACTAATGATGAACGTATTTTCATTGAAACCATTGATTGTCAAAGTTTAAGAAATGGTAATATGTGGTTGATTAATTTCTTAAAAAATGCTGACGTAGCAAACATCGTTGTGGATGGTGCGGGCGGTCAGAAATTGTTAGAAGAGGAGTTGAAAGACTATAAGATAAAGAACATTATATTACCAACTGTTAAAGAAATAATCACAGCTAACTCAGTTTTCGAACAAGGTATATTTCAAAAGACTATTTGCCATAACGGTCAACCATCATTAAGGAAAGTAGCTACAAATTGTGAAAAACGTAGTATCGGTACTAATGGTGGGTTTGGCTATAAATCGCAGTTTGATGATATGGATATTTCGTTATTGGATAGTGCATTACTTGCACATTGGGCTTGTCACTCGATTAAGCCTAAGAAAAAACAAAGGATAAGCTATTAATTAGCTTAAATTACCGAACGGACGGGTAATCCGGATAAAGGAGAATAAAAAAATGACAGAATTTAAAGTAATTGAAACTCAAGAACAATTAGATGCAATTATAAAATCACGATTAGATCGTGAGAAAGCTAAGTACTCTGATTACGATACTTTAGCAGAAAAGATAAAAAATTTAGAGACGGAAAATACAAACTTAAAACAAACTATCACCGAAAAAGAAACAAGTGAAAGTATGAATCTAACTAGAATTACGGATCTTGAAAAAGATGTGACTAGTTGGAAACAGAAGTCACTTAAGCAACAAATTGCCATGAAGAACGGACTACCCTTTGACTTGGCAGACAGACTGCAAGGTGATACTGAAGAAAGTTTGAACGAGGATGCAGAACGTCTTGCATCATTAGTAAGTGTTAAAAATTATACACAGCCATTAGCTGATAAAGAACCTGCTTTTAAAGAAAAAGGAGTGGACTCAGCGTGGCGTGATGTTGTTAAAAATTTAAGATAAAAAAAGGAGAATAAAAAAATGACAGAA